AGCAGGTACGCCAGCGCGTAGGTCATGGCAAATACCCAAACACAAGCGCAGCGATCACGCCAACCACGCCTACCGCGCTCATGGCGTAGCTCACAAGCCAGCCCAGAGACTCAAGCATGTCTTCGTCGCGGTTCATGCTGGCAACCTCAAGTGAATCTCCGCACACTCAAGCGCGGCGTCGTGATCGGTGAAGCCGAGCAGCCAGAAAAGCTGGTAGGCGGCGTGGAGTTGGATGGCGTAGGTCATGCAACCTCCTTCTCATCCGCAATCCGCTCATCAGCCAGCTCACTCGCACGCGCCAGCACATGCACGCTGTTGTCTTGAAGGAAGCGGTCGGCCAGTTCGTTCAGTGCCGCGATTCGGTTCGCTTGCTTCTGGCCGCGATCAAAGGCGAAGGCGACGAGTGCCACGGTGCCGATGCAAGTCGGGTCAAGCTCGCGAATCTGTGCGCTCCACGGCTGCACTGGCTTGCCAATGCACGCATCGCAGAGCCAGTCTTGGAGCGTGTCCACGTTGCGCAGCAACTCGTCCTCGGCTGCGCTGATGTCGCTGCCAGCGTCTATCTGCTCGTCGGTAAGTGCAGCTTTGGGCAACACGCACGTTCCGGTGAGGCAGTGACCAAGACCTTCTGCGCCGTGGTCAATCGCGTATTGGCATCGGCCATCTGATCGGCATGCGATTGCCACTTGCGTCTCGTTGCTCATCGTGCTCATGCGGACACCCTGATGTCGATGTACTTGCGCGTCGTGGTGTTGCCGCCGTAGTAATGACGGAACCGCGTTTGCGGGCGGCCCGCACGATCAAACCTCTTCACCTTCAGCACAAGGCCACTTGGCAAGGTGAGTTGATAGGTCTTCGGCGTCTCGCGTAATGGAAGGCTGATGACTTCGTTCCACTCGGAAGCGAACTCTTTGCCGTTCCACTCAAACCACTCAGCTTTGCATTCCATTTCGTCGTCTCCCTGGCACCGCGATGTGCGATGCGATGGAGAGAATTTACCGGATCAGAAACTAGGCTGTCAACAACATTCGCAAATTTATTTTTGCGATTTGGTGCCGAATTGTGTTGACATGGCAAAACGCGATGCGCTAGGATCGTGTCCATGAAAAAAAACCTCATGACCGCAGCAGACGTTCGCGAGCGTCTTTCTCCACTGAACATCAAGCAGGTTGACCGGCTCTCTGAGCTGTCGGGCGTGCCGCCATCCACGATCTACAAAATCAAGATGGGCAAGACCGGCAATCCTGGCATTGAGACGGTGCGCCAGTTTTTGCCGTTCGTGACCGCCGCGAGGTCGAAGCGGCGTGCGAAACCAGCGGCAGCCGTGGTCGCAGAGCAGGCGGTGTAGCCGTGACCAACAAAAAGAAGGCGAGCTTGTTCTTACTGCTCCGCAAGCAGTACGTCACCCCCATCGACGCATTGAACAAGTGCGGCATCTTCTCGCTGGCCCAGCGGGTTTCCGAGTGGAGGCGTGACGGGCACGTGATTGGCGACAAGTGGGTGATCTCGCCATCGGGTGCGCGGTTCAAGGCGTATCGGCTGTTGAAGGCTGCGCAGTGACTGACCGCCGCGCACACCTTGACGCCATCGTTGCCCACTACAGGGCCGCGATGCCGGACATCATGGACGCGTCTGATGACTGGGGCATTGATCCCTACGCCTGGGAGCAAGTCGGCATCTCTCTGACTCCCATTGAAGCCGCTTTGTGGAGCGACATCCGCTTGGTGGATCTTGTGATGTACCCGCAGTTTCCGGTGTCAGGTTACTTCGTGGACTTTGGCAATCCGGCTGCTCGAGTGGCGATTGAGTGCGATGGCGCACGCTGGCACCAAGACAAAGACCGTGACGACGCCCGCCAGAAGCATCTGGAGGCAAAGGGCTGGACCGTCTACAGGATCACGGGGCGGAATTGCTTTCAAGAGCCCGAGGAGTTTGAAGACATCCACGGCACCGCCTACGCATTACCCAGCCCTGCACGCCGCTTTATCAAGCGGATTGCCGAGGCGCATCCCGTGCAGCGCGGAAGGCGTCCGACGCCAATAGGCGCAACACCAATTCAGTCCGCGTTGATTGACCGCATCGGTCGGATGCTCGAGCAACTGGGATGAATTACTACGAGCGCCACATCGGCGACTACCTCAAAGACACGGCTCATCTGAGCCTGCTCGAGCACGGCATATACAGCCGGTTGCTTGACGTGTACTACACGCGCGAAACCGGCATTGATGCGGCAGCAGTGGCACGGTTGATCGGCGCTCGCAGCAAAGACGAGATTGCCGCCATGAACACGGTGCTCGAGGAATTCTTTGTGCTTGAGGGCGGTACATGGAAACAGAGCCGGTGCGACCGCGAAATCTCCAAGTATCAGGACAAGCAGCGCAAAGCGAAGGCATCCGCAGATGCTCGGTGGACGCACACCGAACGCAATGCGAACGCAATGCGAACGCATACCGAACGCACAGCAAACGCAGTGCCAACGCAATCCGAAGGCAATGCTCTCCAGACACCAGACACCAGTAACCAAATAGAACCTATCGGTTCTAGGGCGGCGAAGCCGCAGCGGGCCAGCCGGAAGTGTCCCGCTTCGTTTGAGCCTACAGAGCCCGAAGCCTTCATTGCCGAGAGCGCTCCCGGCGTGGACTGGCGAGCCGAAACGGCGAAGTTCCGCGACCACACGTTCAAGACCGCTCGGACGGACTGGGACGGCACTTGGCGCAACTGGATGCGAACCGCTTCAGAAAGCCTTCGGCCAGCACAGCCCCTGTCCTTTCGGGAGCGCGAATCAGCCGCCGCAGCCGCTCGAGTCCACGAGATGACCGGTGGACTCGTCTCAGCCAACAAACCGCGCCACGACGCGCTACAGGAGGTTTTCGATGCAGCTCCCCGGCTCGTGGGTTGACTCCCTCTTTGCCCGCTTTGCGGTGCGCTATGGGGCCGCGTGGCTGCGCCAATGGGACGGAGTGGACATCGCCGCAGTCAAGGCCGATTGGGCTGCTGAGTTGGGCGGCTACGGCGAGAACCCGGAAGCGATCAAGCACGCGCTCGAGCACCTTCCCGCCAGCTTCCCGCCGAAGGTGGGCGAGTTTCTCGAGTTGTGCCACGCAGCGCCTCGGCCAGAACAGAAATGGTTGACCGTGGACAAGGCCGACAAAAAGGTTGTCGGGGCAATCATGACCGGGCTGAAGCGTGCCGAGAAATGCGGCCCGAGGGATTGGGCGCATCGGCTTCGTGCTCGAGAAGTGCGGTGCGACCGGCTGACGAAGTTTCAGCGCAGCGCATGGCGGGAAGCCCTCAAGACTGAACTCGAGAACGAAGCCAGAACCGTGGAGATGGCATGACCAAAGACGAAGCCCACAAGCTGCTCGACGGCCTGAAAAACGGTGTGAGCGCACCGGATTGGAAGATCAACGAGGCACTCATCGAAACCGGCGATCTTGCATGGTCAGAGAGTGCCTATCAGGTCGTTCGACGTGCTGGCACATGGGAGCGCAAGCAATCTCGCACGTTGGCGAAAGCTGGGCCTTGGGATGGGTTGGCAGCATGAGCGAAGAAAATTTGTCCAGCGATGCTCAGCGCCGTTTGATGTGGTCGGCGCTCGCGGATGTATCGCGGCAAGTGAAGTGGCCCGTCGATGGCGTCATGCAATGGCTCGACAAAGACGACTGGAAACACATCATGACTGCGGGCTTGAAGCGCCATCAGCGCATGGCCGCTGGCATCTTCGGCGGCTTCGTGCTTCTCGGTCAGTCAACCAAGAAATTGACGGTGGCTGACGAGGCCGAACTCATCACGATCATCCACGCATTCGGAGACGAGCGCGGCGTGAAGTGGTCTCGAACTTCGCTCGGACGTGACGTTCCGGAGGAAGTGTTCGGATGAGCGGCAAACCCTGGACGCCCGAAGAAGTGGCAACCCTACGCGCTGAGTTTGCCGACAGCCGCACCGACGACCTGGCCGCGAGGCTGTGCCGCAGCTACACCACCGTTGCGCAAAAGGCGGCGAAGCTCGGATTGCGTAAGAGCGCGGCCTATCTCGCCAGCCCCGAGTGTCATCGGTTCGACGGCATCAAGGGAATCGGCAGTCGCTTTGTCGCAGGCCATCAGACCTGGAACAAGGGCAAGCCCGGATCAACAGGCGTTCAGGCTGCGTGCCGTGCGACTCAGTTCAAGCCTGGCCGGCCAGCAAATGAGGCACGGAACTACAAGCCCATCGGCTCTGTGCGTGTGTGCGCTGACGGTTACCTTGAAAAGAAGCTGTCAGATGACCTGAACCTGCTGCCGAAACAGCGATGGGTGTCCGTGCATCGGCTGGTGTGGGAGTCCGCAAACGGCCCGATTCCTGACCGAATGATCGTTGTGTTCCGCCCGGGCCAAAAGACGACAGACGAAGCCGCGATAACTCTTGACCGGCTCGAAATGCTGACGCGCTCCGAGAACATGAAGCGCAACAGCCTGTACGCGAAGTACCCGCCCGAGCTGGCTCGCCTGGTTCAACTGCGCGGCGTACTCAACCGACAGATAAACAGCAAGGCCAAGGAAACAGCATGAGCAACAACATCGAAGGACTACGCCAGCGCCTATTCGAGACGATTGACGCGGTTCGGAACAACAGCATTGATCTTGACAAAGCCAAGGTCATCAGCGACCTGTCGCAAGTCATCGTCAATTCAGCGAAGGTTGAAGTCGATTTCCTGCGCGTGACGGACGGCGCCGAAAGCGACTTTCTGCGGCCTGCGTTGAAAGTGGAGCAGGTTCCTGCTGGCATCACCGGCCGGACGATTCACCGCATCGGCTGACATGACCTTCACCCGCCCCGCACCCCGCGTCAAGCAAATGGACGACTACACCCCGAAGCCGAAAACGGTGGTGCTGCGCCGCGACCCGCCAGCAACGATGTGCGTGCCGCTGCCGAAGGAGAAGCCGTGGCGATGTGAAGCCTATCTCCGCATCGTCGCTCACTACCCGTGCGCTCACTGCGGCATAGAAGGCCGCTCACAGGCCGCACACGCTGACGAAGGCAAGGGGCTGGGCATCAAGGCATCGGACGCCACCGCCATACCCCTATGCGCTGATTCTCCAGGCCGCAGGGGATGCCACACGCTCATCGGCAACTTCGGGCTGTTCACGCGCGATCAACGCCGCACGCTTGAAAAGAGGTACGCACAGCAGACACGCGAGCGCATCAAGGCAGATGGACTGTGGAAGCCGGAATGGCCGGAATTTGAACAGGAGCAAGCAGCATGAGATGGGAACTCACCAACACCGTAGCAGGCCGATCCATGAAGCTGGCCCAAACGGCCAAGGGCGTGCAATCCAGCGACTTGAAGGGCAAGGCTGCGAGCGATGTCGGGAAGGTGCTGCGCAAGTTGGTCAATCAAGGCTACATGACCTGCATTGATGAGAGCCGCCGCCCATACGTCTACAAGGCCACCAAGGAACAGGCTGACAAGTGGGTGGCAGATCACACGAAGCAGCCGAAGGCCATGACGATCAAGCCGCCGAAGCAGCGAGTGCAGCCGGTACTCAGCCAGCCGAAGCCGCGCCCGATCTCAAAGCCAAAGGAAGCCATCGAGCCGTACTACCCAGTCGATGCGGACGGCAATCCGCTCTACAAGGTGACGATCGCCAAGCCATTCCCGCAGCCGACGCGGACGAACACGCACACAGGGGCTTACTGATGGGCCACCCAGCCTACGGCAGCACGTTCCAAGGGAGCCTGCGCAGCCGGATCAAAGCCTACTTCTCGGCCAACCCCGACGAGTGGCTGACGATCACCGATGCCGCAGTCAAGTGGGGGGTGCGCGAGCCATCTGTGCGGCAAACCATGACCGATATGCGCAGGCGCGGCGAGCTGGGGCCGGGGCCGGATTTGAGGTTGCCAACATGAGCAAGTACGGCGCGAGGAAGATCGAAATTGATGGAATCACGTTTGACAGCCGAGCCGAGGGCCTGCGGTACCTAGACCTGCGCGCCATGCTGACGGCGAAGCAAATCAGCGGCCTTGAAATGCAGGTGCCCTACGTTTTGGCCCCCAAAGCCAAGCTGTACGGCGAACAGCGCAGTCGGCCAGCTATCCGCTATTTAGTCGATTTCCGCTATCGAACACGTCAGGGAGAAGTTGTGTGCGAAGACGTGAAGGGCATGGATACGCCGCTAGGAAGGCTGAAGCGCCACTTCATGAAAACGGTTCACGGCATCGACGTGCGGGTGGTGCGATGACTATGCCGCTGGCCGCCCCCGAGGCAGCGCAGGCAGATTCGCCCGCGCCCGTGCACGCACTAGCGTCGATGGTGATACCCCAACGCGCTCGGCGGCGGTGCGCAGTGGCATGCCGTCGGCAATCAGGCGCATGCCGCGCTCGGTGGCGGCTGAGGGGCGGCCGGTCATTTGCTGTAAGACCAAGAGTAGTCATTGCTGCCGTAGTTATCGGCCGCCCACTTTTCGCACTCGTCGTTGGACGATCCGGTGTACTCAGCGACGATTCGCCCAGTCTCGTTGGATGTGATGTAGATGGTGCACATGCTGGTCGCTCCAACTCAAAACGGCAACAGAGTGCGCAACTCAGCGTCAATCGCCTGGTACCGAGACATTTTGTCGGCAATCACTGCATTGATTTGGGCCGAGGTGCGGCCAGAGATTGCCATGTCGCCAGCTTTGTTGTGCATTGCACGCAGCAGGGCCGACTGCTCGGCGTTAAGGACCGCGCGGCGCTGAAAGATTTCTGTGGTGGTCATCTTGCTCTCCTTTGCGCCGAAGGACATCCGCAGCGCATGAGTAGTAATGTACGCATGTTGCGCACGATATGCAAGAACTATTTGCCAGTGAAAACCCTGTGACCGCCACCTACGTAGAGCTGATCAATGGCGAGATCGTGCTGCGCGACGCCGAACAGTGGAGAGCCGAGACATTGCAGCGAAAACCGCACATCGACTTCAACGCCGTCTCATTTGCTCATGAGCCGATCCACGAAAGGCTCACAAACTGGGCGCGCTGGGTACGTCCAAGGGCGTCAAGCTGGGTGCACCCGATGTGGCGGAACTACAAGCCGGACAACTGGTATCGAGTGGTGTCGGAAAACGCTGGAATTGATCCACTCGACGCACAGGCAGTAGAGAAGGGCGTCAGCGCACTGCCCGACGCGCACAAGTTCGCAATCAGGTGGTGCTACGTGTACGGCGGACAGCCGAGGAAGGCAGCGGCGCATGTGGGGGAGACGCTGGAAGGGCTGCAAGTGCTGATCGTGGGCGGGCGGCAGATGCTGATAAATCGTCGGGTATAGGGTTTGTCCCTGCAAAAAGATGTTGACGTTACGCGTAACGGTGCTATAGTTCATTCACACCAACCGCAACGGAGAAAAAACATGAACAAGCCAGCCAACAACGAAATTGCCCTTTTCACCAACTCTGGCCTCGTGCAGTACGCATGCAGCGTCGAGGAAATGCTTAACGTTTACAACCGCGGCGGCCGTGTTTACGAAATTAGGATGGACGCTCAAGGGAGGGAAATACTCTGGCACAAGGGCCACCAGTACGAAGTCGGCTTCTTCTCTGCATCGGATCGCCAGCAATGAGTCAGGCGGGTCTGGCCAAAACCAACGCAGAGCGCCAGCAAGCATTCCGCGACCGCCAGCCGCCAGAAGTGCGCGGCATCTTTGCCCCTCAAGACATGCACGACAAGATCAAGGCGCAGGCGGCGAATATGCTCAAGCGCAAGCCTGTTGACAAGCCCAAAGCATAGCCGCTACAATCGCGCCAATTGATCCGCGAATACGCAAAGAATCGTTGTCCGTGAGGATGGACAGGCGACACCAAGGCCACCGCTAACCACGGTGGCTTTTTGCATTGCGCGGCACGTTTCGCCCGGCAGACCTACACCCATACAGCGGCAATGCCTCTAGGGTCTGACCGGGCACCTAACCACGGCAGGCGCACCGTGACCACAGCAGAACGCGACGAGCAGGCATATCAGCACGCCCTGCGCTGGGCTAAGTCAGCACAGAGCGGGCAACCACTCCCATTGCCACCGCACCCGATTCAATCGCGCATGTGGCAAGCATTCACACCGCTCGGGAAGAGCGAAGTCGCGAAGCGGAACGCTGCGACATAAAGCACCGCAGCCCAGCGACGTGGTGACGAGCCGCGCTGACCCCTCCACAGCGTAGGCGGCGGGCGCTGGCACTTATCAATTGAACAAGCCGGAAGGCACTCAATGAGCAACAACCGTTATGGCGCGTCCTTCAAAGTTCAAACCTGAGTTCATCCAGCAGGCCGAAAAGCTGTGCCGACTCGGGGCAACTGATCTAGAGATCGCAGACTTCTTTGAGATTGACGTTCGCACGCTGTACCGCTGGAAGGGTGACAACGAAGCGTTTTGTCAGGCCCTAAAGGTTGGCAAGGATGTGGCTGACGAGCGGGTTGAACGCAGCCTGTTTGCCCGTGCCAATGGGTATGAACACGAAGAGGTAGACATTCGTGTTGTCGGCGGCGGGATTGTTCAGACGCCAATTCGGAAGTTCTACCCGCCAGACACGACGGCTTGCATCTTCTGGCTCAAGAACCGCAAAGCCGGTGAGTGGCGAGAGAAGCAGGAAGTCGAGCACTCTGGCGAACTGAAGGTTTCCAAGATCACGCGCACCATCGTTGACCCGGTAGCGCGGTGAGGGAGCTTGATATTGAGACAGCGCGGGTGTTTCTCCCGGCGCTTGATGCAACGCGAGACACGGCCATTCACGGCGGGCGAGGCTCAGGGAAGTCCCACTTCGTTGCAGAGCACTTGATCGAAGACGCTCTAGCCGAACCCGGCAACAGTGGGGGCGAGGGGCTCAGAACAGTTTGCATCCGTGAGGTGCAGAAAGACTTGGCGCAGTCCTCCAAGGCGCTGATTGAGTCCAAGCTGAGGAAGTTCGGCCTTGGCGAGAAAGACGGGTTTGGCGTTTATAAGGATGTAATCACCGCTCCTGGCGATGGGCTGTTCATCTTCAAGGGGATGAACGACTACACCGCCGACAGCATCAAGTCGCTGGAAGGTTTCAAGCGCGGCTGGTGGGAGGAGGCGCATAACGCATCCAAGACATCGATTGGTCTGTACCGCCCGACGATGCGGGCGAGCGGTTCGCGGATGTTTTGGACGTGGAACCCACGCAAGAAGACAGACGCTGTAGATGTACTGTTCCGTGGCCCTGAAAAGCCAACAGGCGCGGTTGTCATTCAATCAAGCTGGCGTGACAACCCTTGGTTCACAGCGGAGCTAGAGCAAGAGCGGCTGGATTGCCTGCGCATCAACCCGGATCAATACGATCACATTTGGGACGGTGGCTACGTCAGCTTGATCGAAGGCGCGTACTTCGCTAAGCAACTGTCGAAGTGCAAGGAAGACGGTCGCATTGGCGTTGTGCCAATCGATCCAATGCTCACGATCCGGCTGTTTGCTGACATCGGCGGCACCGGAGCAAAGGCAGACAACTTTGTCTTCTGGGCTGCTCAGTTCGTCGGCCTAGAGATTCGGGTTGTCGATCACTACGAAGCGCAAGGCCAGCCGTGGGACGCTCACGTTGCATGGCTTCGCAAGCGTGGCTACACGTCAGACAGGGCGCAAATCTGGCTCCCTCATGACGGCGACACGCAGGACAAGGTAATCGATGTGTCCTACCGCTCGGCATTCGAGGGCGCAGGCTACACAGTCAACGTGATTCCGAATCAAGGCAAGGGTGCTGCGATGGCGCGGGTTGAGAAGGCCCGCGAGTTGTTCCCCAAAGTCAGGTTCAACGAAGCAACGACAGAAGCAGGGCGCGATGCGCTGGGCTGGTATCACGAGAAGCGGGACGACATTCGCGGTATCGGGCTTGGCCCGGATCACGACTGGTCAAGCCACAGCGCAGATGCCTATGGGCTCATGTGCATCGTGTACGAAGAGCCGGTGACATCCGCGCCGTTGGCCTACCCGAAGCTCAGCTACGCATAGAGACACGGACGCATCCGCCGAGAGGCGCTGCGAAGTAAATGGCAAGAATGTCGGAAGACACACTGCGGGCGATCACCGACCAGCAGATGCGCTCTGCCGTGGGCGTGTACGGCGGCAGGCTGTCGCACCAGCGGCGCAAGGCCATGCAGTATTACCTTTGCGAGCCGGTGGGCGATCTGTCCCCGCCTGAGGTGGATGGCCGCTCGTTAGTCGTCAGCCCTGATGTGCGCAACACCATCGAAAGCATGCTCCCGCAACTGATGGTGAAGTTCGCAGGCTCTGAGCGTGTTGTGGAGTTTGAGCCGAACAAGCCGGGTGACGAGCAGAAAGCCGAGCAGGCCACCGACTACATCAACTACGTCTTCCACCAACGCAATAACGGCGAAGGCATCTCCTACAACTGGATGAAGGACGCGCTGCTCGGCAAGAACGGCATCGTCAAAGTCTGGTGGGACGACAGGAAAGTAGAGAAGCGCGAAGACTACAAGGGGCTGAGTGCCGAGGAACTGGCGCAGTTAATGGACGACGACGAAATCGAAGTCACCGAGTCCAAGTCCTACCCCGACGAAGAAGACGCAGAGCAGCGCCAGAAGGCCATCGAGCAACTGACGCAGCAGCTACAGCAGGCCCAGCAAGCCGCCGAGATGGGCGATCCGCAGGCCATGCAAGCCGTGGAGATGCTCACGCAGCAGATGCAAGGCATCCAGTCTGCGCCGCCCGTCCTGGCCTATGACGTGACCTGCAAGCGAAGCGACAAGTGCGGGCAGATTCGCGTGGACAACGTGCCACCGGAAGAATTCCTCATCAGCCGCGAAGCGAAGACGATTGAAGGCGCGAAGTTCGTCGGCCATCGCGTGCCACGGACTGTCAGCGATCTGAAGTCGATGGGGTACAAAAACCTCGAAAACCTGTCCTCCGACGATCAGAACGTCAACTTCAACAGCGAGCGCGTTGAGCGCCTCGCCTATGACGACGAGATGGCCGCGCTGACTGTGGATCAGACGGACACCTCCGACGATTCACAGCGCATGGTGTGGGTGACGGAGTGCTATCTCCGTGTGGACTTCGACGGCGACGGGATTGCAGAGCTTCGCAAGGTTGTCCGTGCTGGCAACCGCGTGCTTGAGAACGAGATCATCGACTGGGCACCGTTCGTCAGCATCACGCCGGTTCCGATGCCGCACAAGTTTTACGGTTTGTCCATCGCTGACCTGGCGCTCGATGCCCAACGAATCAAAACCAACATCCTGCGCGGCATGTTGGACAACATGTATCTGGCGATTAACGGTCGCCACTTCGCGGTTGAAGGGCAAGTCAACCTAGACGACCTGTTGGTGTCGCGTCCTGGCGGGGTTGTCCGGGTGAAGCAGCCCAACGCAGTCGGCAGGCTCGATCAGGGCGCTCCAGACTCCCAGCTCGGCCTCGGGATGATGGAGCACATGCAGGGGTACTTGGAGGACTCCACGGGCTGGTATCGCGTCAGTCAGGGCAACGACCCATCCAGTCTGCAAGGCTCCGAGACAGCGACCAAGACCAACATCGTCACCAACAAGGCCGACATGCGGCTTGATCTGGTGGCGCGGAACTTCGCGGAAGGCTTCCGCAACCTGTTCCGCATGATGCTCAAACTGTCGGCTCAGTACACCAACAAAGAGCAAGTCATTCGGCTTCGTGGTGAGTGGGTGACGATGGACCCGCGAGAGTGGCGCAACGGCTTCGACACCTCAATCAACGTGGGCCTGGGCACCGGCTCCAAGGATCAGCAAGTCGCGCACCTTTCCAACCTGCTGGCGCTTCAGAAAGAAGGCTTGATGATCGGCGTGGCGACACCCGAAAACATCTACCAATCAGGCGCAGAACTCATCAAGGCGATGGGCTTCAAGAACGCTGACAAGTTCCTGACCGACCCCGCAAAGATGCCTCCGCAGCCACCAGCGCCTGACCCTGAGCAGATCAAGGGGCAGAACGCCATGCAACTGAAGCAAATGGAGCTTCAGGCCGACGCGCAGAAGTTCCAAGCCGAGACGCAACTTCGGCTGCAAGAGATTCAGATGCAGGCGCAGTCCAAGCTGCAAGAGGTTCAGGCGAATCTTGAGCTTCAGGCAGCGAACGACCAGCGAGACAGCGAGCGCGAGACGCTGAAGGCGCAACTCGACGCACAGCTTGCCCAGGCAGAGCAGGAAAACAAGCGGGCAGTGGCCGAGCTACAGGCCACGGTCGATAAGTACAAGGCTGATCTGGACTCACAGACCAAGCTGACCATCGCGCAGATGAACGCCCAGCAGTCGATGGAACTGGCTTCAATGCAGACGCAGCAGAAAGCCGAGTCGGCTCCGCAGATCGACTTGGCACCCATTCAAGACGCCTTGAAACAGATCATGGACTACGCCAACGCGCCCGTGGAGATTGTCAGAGGCCCAGACGGACGCGCGGCGGGCATCCGAAGGGGCGGCATGACCAAAACGATCAATCGCGGGCCTGACGGTCGCGCTATGGGGGTCGCATGAACGAGCCAATGATCTACACAAGCCGGGGCAACCTGCCGCTGGCGCAACTGCAAGAGCGCGTGGTCTGGACTGACAACGAGCAGGAAACCATTTGCGCCATTGAGCATTGGTTTGAAGGTGAGTGCGTCCGTCGCTCGCCGCACATCTACAAACGGCAAGGGCTTGAAGTGCTCGGCCAAATAGGGGCTATCTAAATGGCGAACACAGCAGGCGTTGCAAACTCATTCAAGTCCGAGATTCTTGTCGGGCGACACCAACTCGGCTCGGTCACGCTGACATCGCGCACCAGCTTGACGGCCCCGACGACCGACACCGTGAAGGCGGCGCTCTACAACTCTTCGGCCACGATCAACGCATCGACCACGGCCTACACGGCAACCGACGAAGCATCGGGCACTGGATACACCGCAGGCGGCATCACCGTCACCAACGCCACGGCACCCAGCACATCGGGCACCACGGGCATCTGGACGCCTTCGGCATCGCTGGTCTATACGACCGTGAGCATCGGCCCTGTTGACTGTGTGCTGCTCTACAACTCGACGCAGAGTAACGCGGCGATTGAAGTCTGCACGTTCACCGCCCAGACGCCTGTGGCTGCAACGCTAACGCTGACGATGCCGACGAACAACGCATCGAATGCATTGCTTCGCATCGCGTAAGGAGCCGCTATGTCACTGACTCCCGCACAACTCACCACGATCAAGGCCGCGATCCTGGCCGAGACTACGCCCGCGCTCGTCACGCTGCGCCAGGCCAATAACGAGCAAGGAATGGCCGACTTCTACAACGCGGACAGCGGCACGGTGGTGTGGCAGACAGCCGCGCCTGTGAACGCTGTCCAAGACGCAGTGGACTACACAGCCTACACGCCGAACGGCACCATTGACGGTACCGCAGTGGTGACGAACCGGCTGCTGGCGGCGCAGACAAAACAGATCAATCTGCAACTGATGTTGCAGGGCAAGACGACGCTTGACGCAACGCCCAACCGAGTACGGACGGCCTTGCTGGACGCCACCACGAACTTGCCGACCGGCAACAACGGCACATTGCAGTCAGCCGCTGGCGTCGATGGCGTCCGTGTTTTGAATGCGCTAATCCGGCCCGCTACTCGCGGCGAGCGGCTCTACACCTTGTCGGCCACTCAGACCGGCTCGGTGAGCGCGTTCCGGCTGACCTTTGAGGGCGGCTTACCGCCCAAAACATCAGCGATGCACTGAGGGCTTAATCATGGCGACCTCTGGCGTTACCTACGGCACCTACACCGCGCTGACGGTCACAAACCTTCAGTCGCTGGCGAACGATGCGACCGACCCCTTCGGCGCGTGGCAGTCGGCGCGGATCAGCAACCTATCCGACCTTGCCAACGACCGTGAATTCATCATTGATCTGAGCACTGCCAACACAGCGCCAGCGAACGATTCTGGCGCTTACGTTTATGTCGTTCCGTGGATGAGCACCGACGGCGGCACGACGTGGATTCCCGGCGGGAACTTCGGCACGACCACCGCTCCTACAGGGAGCGAAGGCACGGCCAGTATCAGCGACCCAAATTCAATGGGCGGCCCGCTGTTCATGCCATACAAGATCGCGCAGCAGCGGTTGCAATTGGCGTTTTCCGTCGTCACTGTTCTTGGCTGGATGCCAGACGCCGTGTCGCTTGCCATTCGCAATTGCACTGGCGCCGCCCTTTCGACAGGCTGCGTCGTCGCTCATAACCCGCTCAAGTACACAATCTGATGTACCGCTCGTCTAGGCTCGTAAGGCAGCCGAATGCCCCGGTAGGGATAAACCACAGCAATCCCCTTGCCAAAGGCATTGCCATCGCCATCACGTCGCAAGGCGGGGCGACTATCGACGCGGTATCAGGCGCGCTTCCGGCATCAGGCAACGGAACGCGAGCGGCTTCGGCTTACAGCTTCGGCAAGGCGAGGCAATACACCAGCGGGTCAGACTGGTTCCTGACGCCAGCATCCCTGAATGCGCCGACGCGCTATTCGTGGATGGTTCGCGCGAAGTTCACCAGCATTTCAGGCTTCAACGGTATATTTTGCAAGACAGCGAACCTTGGTACAACGAACGGGTTTGGTACTTTCAGAGACAGCGGGGTAGGCGACAATATAGTATTTTCTCATGATGCAGCAGCAGGCACTGTATTTGAGGCGGCGTCAAATCTTGTAAATGCTGGTTTGGTCACGATTGTCGTTACCTGGGATGGTGCGACAGCCAGGTATTACAGGGACGGAAGGTTTGTTGCAAGCGGCGCATACACAACTTTAGTCACAAGCGGGAATGGTTATCTAAAAGTCTGCTCAAACCGCGATACAAGCACAACATCCGCATATCACGACCACACTATAGTTTGGCCGGGTAGAGTGCTTCGCGAACAAGAGGCTGAATATCTAAGCCTTGGCGATAACTCATATTCGCTGTTTACCAACCGTCGCATCTGGGTGCCGGTGTCGGTGGTGACAGGCGACCCTGCGCTAACAGGCAACACCGCCACAGCATCGACAGGAGCGCTCACCCCGAGTGAGTCGCTAGGCACAACAGGCAACCAGGTTACCGGCTCACAGGGCGCGGTAGCCCCGAATCTGAGCCTTGCCACGGCTGGCAACGCGGCTACGTCAAGCACTGGGGCGTTGGTAGCTTCGCTGACCATCGGACTGACGGGGCAAGGCGCAACGGCAAGCGCAGGCAGTATTGCGGTGGGTGGCGCAGGGGCGGTGGCGCTGTCTGGGAATGCAGCAACGGCCAACGCCGGGACGCCTGTTGCATCTCTGACGGTTGGGTTGCTCGGCAGCGCATCAACCGCGACTGTTGGCTCAGTCGGCGCGCCAACTGGCGACATCACGCTGGCGCTAACAGGAAGCGGAGTAACAGCCAGTGCAGGCGTGCTCGGCACGGGTGCTGTGGGGGTTGGCGGGTATGGGGACGACAAGCCAAGGCGGAAGAAACGGTTTGTCGTCAAGGTCGGCGACAAGTTGGTGGAGTACGGCAGCGCATCGGCAGCAGCCAAGGCACTAAACGCAGCGCCTGAAGCGAAGCCTGAGCCGGTGGCAGAGGTGCCGATCAGGAAGATCAAGGCACAGGCCCGCGTGTTCCAAGCCGAGCAGCAGATTCAGAACCTGTTCAAACAGCAGGACTTTGAAGCCATGCTCGCGCTGTATGAGCAGATGCAGGATGAAGACGATGTTGAATCTCTGTTGATGGCCCTATGACACTTGAAGAACAACTGCACAACGGCTCACGGGCCAAGGAAGTGCTGGAAAACGAGCAATTCCAAGCCGCGTTTGAAGCCACAGAAAAGGAACTGATCGAAGCATGGAAAAGCAGCCCTGCAAGAGATAACGAGGGCCGCGAAAAGTGCTGGGCATATCTGATGGTGTTGGGCAAGGTGAAGGCTCACCTTACATCCACCCTTGAAAGCGGGAAGCTAGCTGAATTAGAGGTGCGTCACAAGCAGGGGGTTGCAGACCGGATTCGATCTGCGTTTATGGGGTGATGCCAAAGTTCGCCACTAACAATTCGGCAAACTGTGCGCTGTGTAATTCCGAACTCAGCAGCCAGCGCCTTGGACGATCCTCGCTTGCGTGAGTAGCGGCGCCGAATGTCCTCCGCTATCTCGCGCGTAATCTTTGCCCCTGACAGTGAAATGCGCCCGATAGAAACGGCATGGCGCGTGTTTTCTAGCCGAGTGCAGTACTCAAGATTGCTGACATCGTTGTTCAGCTTGTTGCCGTCAATGTGGTTAACAGTCATCCCCTCGCTGGGTGCGCCAAGAAACGCAGCCGCAACGAGTCTGTGCACGGCGTGTGTAGATATTTTCCCCGGCCTGCTTAGTTTTAGGCGCGCATACCCGCGATGGTCAACGTATTGCGTGACGGGGCGTTGCTCAGTGCAATATGGCCCAACCAAGCGCACGACTGTGCCGCAGCGAGCAACGGCGTAAACGCCTTCAAAGTCAAGTATTGGAGCGAATGTGAGCGACATAGTGGAACCAAAGAGACGCGGACGGCCACCAAAGTATAGCGTACCTGTCCCTGTTGGCGAAGGTGAAATCGCACCTGGTTTCGACGTTGGAGACGGGCAAGCTGGCGGAGTTGGAAGTGCGCCACAAGCAGAGCCTGTTCGACAAAGCGCGGCAGTGGGCGGCGTGAGTTGGGCCAGTTTCATGGCGCAGGTTCTCGATATCGTGAACAGCCGAGGCCATGACTACATCGCCAAGGCCACGCATCCGGCCCCAGAGGCGTCGGAGATCGTCGCTTGGTACACGGTGCCAGTTGAACAAGGAAACGCGGGCTACGTCACCAAGCACGGCCAGCGGTACGAATTGATCTAAGGCGTTAGACAACCGCCTATGAGCCGCCTACGGGCGGTTTTTTGTTGTCTGTAGCTGATGTGGCATCGCTGAGAAGCGCCCCACGGGAGAGTGAACTTGGACAATCCTGAACAGGAATCCACACCACTGACAACTGAGTCAGCAGCCGCCCTGTTTGCGAACTTGGGCGCACCAGAAACCGAAATCGAGCGCAAGCCCGAGCCGGTTGAAGAAACCGCAGATGAACCAGTGCTTGAACTGGAGCCGGAAGCGGAAGCCGAGGCAGAGGAAGAAGATCCACTCGTCACCGTCAAGATCGACGGCAAGGCGGTGGAAGTCAAGCTGTCCGAGCTAAAGAACGGCTATCAGCGTCAAGCTGATTACACCCGCAAGACGCAAGAAGTTTCAGAAGTGAAACGGGCTGCGGAAGCGGAGTTCACCAAGGCGCAGCAAGAGCGCCAAACCTACGCGCAGAACCTCCAGCGCCTGCAAATCCAGACGGAAGCCCTGTTGCAACAGCAGCAGGCAACCGACTGGCAAGCACTGTTGGAAAGCGACCCGGTTGAGTATCTGAAACAGCAACGCATTGCCCAAGAGCAACACGCGAAGCTGAATCAAATCCAACAGGAACAGCAGCGCGTCCAACAGCAGGAAGCCTACGAAGCCCAGCAACGCCACGCCCAACACTTGCAGGATCAGCGAGAGCAACTGCTCGCCAAGATTCCGCAGTGGAAGGACGAGGCCAAAGCCAAGACCGAGAAGGCTGCACTGCGCGACTTCCTTCTGAACGAAGGCTACGACGATGAGACGGTAGGAAGCCTCGCCGACTCTCGCGCGGTAGTCATCGCCCGCAAAGCCATGCTGTACGACCAGATGGTTGCCAAGGCATCGGCAGCGGCCAAGAAGGTCTCCACCCTCCCAACGCGCGTAGAGCGTCCGGGTGTGGGTGACAACCCCTCACTGGACAAGCGCTCTGCCGCATTCCAGAAGCTGAGCAAGTCGGGCCGCGTAGAAGACGCGGCCGCCTTGTTCGCGAACCTCATTTGATTTTCTAACGCCGAGAGGCGCTGAAAGGACGTGCCATGACTGCACCAACCGGAACATTCCTCACCACGGCTGCTATCGGCAACCGCGAAGACCTGACGGATTAAATTGGTCCCCTTGCAGAGCGATCTGCATTGAACAATCGCGTGAATTGCTGGAACCCCCTAACGGTTGGTAGCCGAGGGCAATCAGCAGCCAAGCGTCGCAGGAATGCGGTGAAGGTTCAACGACTAGGGCACGGAGTCCAGACCGGACGGTAAAGCCCCACGAGCGCGCGACACCCCTAGAGGGTGATGAGATAGTCTGAGCTGCAATGAAAGTTGCAGAGGGTGGGATAAAGAGCCCACCGATAACAAAACTGATCATTTACCGCATCAGCCCGACGCAAACGCCGGTTCTGAACATGTCGGCCAAAGCCAAGGCCACCAACACGCTGCATAGCCTATAATTTGTGCAGTTAAAACCGAGCTAATTGCTGGAACATCCTTAGAGGCCCATTCCCCGCAGTGGAAAAGTAATGGACATTGGACAATCAGCAGGAAAGAGTTACGGATACATCCTCGGGGTGTATCTAGGTGATGGATGCGTCACCTTGCAAGTCAGTCACAACAGCGGACACACTACAAAGTGGTATCCGGTGTTCCGAGTCAACACTATTGACGAAGATTTTGCAGTCGCCATCAAACAGGCGCTTGCAGAACTGACTGACAGGCCAGTGAACATCTGTAAGCATGACGTGAAGAAGAGCAGCAAGCCGAACTATTCGCTGCGCTGCGGCTCCCCTGAGCTTTGTCAAAAGCTCGTAGACGACACGAACTCCAAAGCCATGATTCCCGCGTATGTGTGGGGCTGGTCAAAGTCTGAAAAGCTGGCGTTTATCGCTGGGTTGATGGACAGCGAGGGGTTTGTCAGCAAGAACCACCAAAAGGACACTTCCTTTTACATGGGGTTCAAGTGCTGCGAATCGTGGGTGCCTGATTTCGTCAAGCTGTTGGAATCCGTGGGGATCATGACTGGCAAATTGTCAGTCTGCCCGCCATACAAAGACGGATACCGAACACCGATGCGGTTCCACATCAAGATGGAATCATGGGTACGCGAAGGCGCGTATTTCAAGATTCAGCGCAAACAAGCGCGGATTGATGAATGGAAAAGCCGTAGGCTATCCTCAGAGACTATATGCTTGGCCGCATAACCGGCGGATGATATAGCCCGAACTGCATCGAAAGTTGCAGAGGCAGCAGAAATGACTGCCCGCCAGCAGAGTATCGCTGGTCCTCAAGTAACAGAATGGAATGGCAGACCCAAGACCTGGCCGCTGTTGCAACCAGCCCGTTCAACGCGCAGGTTGAAGGCGACGTTGCAGGCGCTGGCACGACCGTGCCTGTCGGCAAGACGATCACCCCGACCGTCCGCCTGACGAACCGCACGCAGATCAGCGCCAAGACCGCCATTGTCTCGGGCACGCAGCAAGCCATGAACCAGGCTGGCCGCAAGGACGAGATGGCCTACCAAATGTCGCTGATTTCCTTGGAAGTCAAGCGCGACATGGAAGCGGGCCTGACGCAATCCGACGTGTTGGCAACGGCTCCGCGTCAATCGCGTGGCCTGCGTGGCTGGGTGGTGGACAACGTGAACCGCAACGGCGGCACGCTGGCTTCGTACACCGCCAACACCGGCTACACCGCTGGTACCTTGCGATCGTTCACTGAGTCTCAGGTGAAGGACGTTCTCCAGCAGGTCTATACCGCTGGTGGCGAGCCCGACACCATCATGCTGCCGCCCGCCCTGAAGCAAACCTTCAGCGGCTTCACCGGCAACGCGACCCGCATGGACAAGTCTGAGGACGCCAAGCTGTATAGCTCGGTGGACTTCTACGTGTCCGACTTCGGCACGCTCCAGTGCGTTCCAAATCGCTTCATGGCGACTCGCGACGTGTTTGTTCTGGAGTCCTCGAAGATTGCCATCGCCTACCTGCGTCCGTTCATGACGGTTGAGTTGGCGAAGCTGGGTGATTCGATGCAGCAACAGTTGATCGTGGAATACACGATGGAATGCCGCGCACCGAAGGCCCACGGCGCGATTTATGATGTTAACTGATTGATTCTGCTATACTGCACTCCTGTTTACTCAGGAGTGTGGTATGCGGGCATCAAGAGTTGGATCGTTTGCAGAGCGGTTTGGGTCAAGATTTCAGGTTGACAAAGAGACTGGTTGTTGGAATTGGGATGGCCCTAAAACGCCTAAAGGTTACGGGCGTATTGCTGGCGTCGTGATTGATGGTGTGCGGCACACGGAGCGGGAGCGGGCCATGCTTGCTCATCGTGCATCGTGGCTTTTGTACTGCGGCCCGATCCCAAAAGGTGAGGGCGCTCACGGTACGGTTGTGATGCACAAGTGCGACAACCCAGCATGTGTGAACCCGCATCATTTGGCCTTAGGGACGCAAGCAGACAACGTGCGGGACATGATCCAGAAGGGCCGCAAGGTTTCTGGCACGCCATCCGGCGTTGAGCATTGGCGCTCCAAGTTCAAGTCTCAAGAGGACATTGACCTGATCTGCGCAACAAGGGGCCGCACCAAGGAATTGGCAGAGCGGTTCGGGGTTGATGTTTGCACCATCAAGCGGATTCGCATTCGCAATGGCGTCAAGGTGGCCCAGCCTGAGAAGTTCAAGAACAAGCCGCTTACGCAGGAAGCGATAGACCACATCCGAAGCACGCCACCCGGCACGCGAGGGTTGGGGAAGTTGTACGGGGTCGGCAAGACAACCATTGCCAACATCCGCAAGGGCTTGACTCACGCCCGCTGACTGAACGAAACACATCAACAAGGCACCTTCGGGTGCCTTTTTTGTTTAAAGGAACAAATCATGTCTATCGACATTCGACAAGGGGCTGACGGCTCCCTTGAGATGGTGGGCAACCAAGACAGCACGCGGAACCCGACCGCAGGCGTGGGCTGGTTGACCGCATCCATCAACTACAACGTCCCGGCTGCTGATGCCACGTTCTTCATTGCTGACCGCGCATATGTCGTCAAAGGCATTCGCGGCGTCACTGATGTGGCAGGCACGGGTGGTGCGTGTACCGCAGTGATCCGCAAAGTGCCCTCGGGTACTGCGCTGGCCTCTGGCACGGCACTTCACACCGGCACGTTCAACCTCGTCGGCACCGCTGCCACCAATCAGATCCTCACGCTGGTGAATACGGTGTTGGCTGAGCCGCTGTTGGCTGCTGGTGATCGCTTGGCCTTTGACCTGACCGGCACGGCCACATCGGCCATCGGTTGCGTCACGGTGACGCTGGCACCGGCCTGATTCACTCCTTGATGCCCACTTCGGTGGGCTTTTTTTCGTCTCTTAACGCTGCGAAGCGCTGGGGAAAACATGGCACAGATTTACAACGGCGCTTTCTTGAGCGTCTCGACGGTGGGCTTTTCTGCCGCCACGGGCGCAGCGTCTGCGCGGTCAACCATCCCCGTCGATGGCTCCGGCAACCGGCCCAACTACATCCGAGTCGCAGCACGTAACGAGTGCTACGTGAAGATCGGCGATGTCACGGTTGCAGCGACCACCAACGACATCCTGGTTCAAAACGCCGATTCGGTGATCCTGCAAGTCCCGAGGGCTGCAACGCACATCGCGTACATCCAAGGCACGGCAGCGGGCCAGGTCAACGTCACGCCGCTGGACAACTCGTGATGCGCACGAACATCAACAACGGCGACGGCACAACCACTGTCGTTGCCCTTGAAGACGGGGCACTGCACACCGGCTCCATTCAAGACTGCACACCCTACGCGGATCGCGCCAAGGCCATGCACAACGAAGGCTTCCACGGCTCTGCTGATATGAAGCTGGCGGCATCTGTGCCCACAGTGCTGGTTGAGAAGTACCTCAACGACAACCGAATCCTGATGAGCGAATTTATCGGCTCACCAGATCACCAGCGGCGGTTTCTGAACGATCCCGCGCTCGCCCATTTCCGCGTGTGGCGCGGCAAAGTTTAAGGGCGCACCATGCCCAATTACTCAGGCACCGTCAGGTCGTCTCAGGGCGTTCTGACGCTTGATGTCACTCCGCGTGATGTCATCACCTTTACCCCGACATCGGCCACCTACACGGTGGAATATCCGATAGGCACCGTGGCACTCAACGCGGTGGCAACAAGTCAAAGCATTACTGCCAACAGCACAGCAACTCTGACGCAGACATGGTTCGGGTGTCTTGCCAGAGCTACTGACATGGCCGACGACCTGACGCCAAAGCCCAAAGACGAACACTGGCCGACCTATTCGTGGCGACCGTTCATCGGCTTCACGTTCGGCGTCTCCTTCTTCGGCATTTACTTTGTGCTGCCGCTGCTGAAGTTGCCCGTGCCTTCAATCCCGTTTGAGGCGTGGACAGCATTCGGGGCCATCTTGGGCGTGGCGTCGTGGTTCCGGGGTAAGGCGCAGACCGACCCAGCGAACCCAATTCCTGCCGAGAAGGGGTAAAGCATGGCCCTCGCAAACTACACCGATCTACAAGCCAGTGTCGCGTCATGGCTCAACCGCACCGATCTGACGGCGGTGATCCCTGACTTCGTGACGCTTGCAGAAGGCCGGATCGCCCGCGACCTTCGGCTTCGTAGACAAGTCACAAGCGTCAACCTGAGCACGGTCGCAGCCACGCAGACGGTGGCGCTGCCTTCGGACTTCCTTGAGGCGGAAAACCTGACCATCACCAGCGGTTACCCGCCTGGTGCTTTGTCAGTGGTGACGCCTGAGATTCTGGACCGCACGTTTCCCGACAACATCCTCGCAGGCCAGCCGGTTGTGTACGCCATCATCGGCGACAACCTCGCCTTCGGCCCAACACCGGATGCTGTCTACACGGTGAAGCTGGAGTATTACCAGCGCTTCGCCGCGCTCTCCACATCGGGCACGAACTGGCTGCTGACGAACCATCCGAGCCTGTACCTCAACGCCTGCCTGGTTGAAGGCCATGCCTACCTGCTGGACGCTGACAAGGCCCAAGCCTATGACGCTCGCTACCGGGCGGATGTAGAGATGCTGCAAACCACCGACGACGCTTCACTGCGCTCCGGTTCAGCCATGAGAGTGCGCGTGCTGTGATCCCACTCATCGGCTTCTCTCCAGACCTTGACCCGATGACGCCGGGTGTGTTGACCGACTGCACGATGGTTGTCCCGTATGAGTCGGGGCTGAAGGGTGCGCCAGCGGCGGTGTCTCCCGGCGTCACTGCTCTGGCTGCGGCCTGTATCGGATCGGCTGTCACCACCGACCTGTCGGACGCGCGGCGGTTTCTCGCGGGGACGGCAACGAAGCTCTATGAATGGGACGGCGCGACATGGAACGACCGTTCCCGCGGCGGCAACTACAGCGCAGGCACTGATGATCGGTGGTGCTTCGTTCCCTACGGCAACTCGACATTGGCCGCGACACCGACCGCCAAGATTCAACGCAGCACCGGCAGCGGAGTGGCGTTCGCAGACATCGCCACGGCCCCGCAGGCCAAAGTCGTCGAAAACGTGCTCGGGTTCGCCATCGCGTTCAACACCAGCACATCAAGCGATCAATGGGCGTGTTCAGCCCTGAACGATGAAACCGACTGGACGCCATCCATAGCGACTCAGTCTACGACAGGACGGTTGATTGGTGGGTCAGGCCCACTTACCGCTGCCAAGCGCTTTGGTGACGATGTAGTGGCCTACAAAGCCCGTTCCGTGTTCGTCGGGCGGTATGTCGGCTCCCCGACCGTGTGGGAATTCCGGCAAGTGTCCAACGATGTCGGTTGCGTCGGTCAGGAAGCGATTGCCGACACGATGATCGGGCACATCTTCGTCGGTGAAGACAACGTGTACCTGTTCGACGGGACGACACCGCGCCCGCTCGACAACAGCCTGGCATTGAGAAACTGGCTGTTCCGCGACATGAGCCCGGCCTATCGCTATCGAACGATTGTTTCGTGGGACAAGGCCAGCTACACCGTCACCATTCACTACTGTTCAGCAGGATCAACCACGCTTGACAGCGCTGTTGTGTATCACGTCCTGACGAAGCAATGGGGCAGGGCGAATCGGGCGGTCCAGGCGGCGGTGCTCTACACATCGGCGTCACTCACCTACGCTGGCGGGGCGGGCATCACCACCTACGACAGCGGGCCGATGATCCCCTACGACTCCGCTTTCTGGATCAGCGGATCGTCTGCGCTTGCGATCTTCGACACAACCAACACGGTGCAAACGCTCTCTGGTTCGACCGCATCAAGCTCGTTCACCACAGGCGACAGCGGCGACGAGTCTGGGTACACCTTCTGCGACAACTTCCGCGTGCGATATGCCCAAGTGCCGACCACTTCAAGCGCAACGGGGTTCAGCCGTGACGAAGAAGGCGGCGCACTGACCACCGGGCAGACATCGAGCAAGGCAGACGGCAGATACAACATGAGGCAGCGGGGACGATTCCACCGCTTCTCAGTCTCACTGACAGGCGATTGGAAGGCCGAAGCAGTGCGGGCTGATACCAAGCCAGCGGGGGTGCGATGAGACTCGACATCCGCCCACGCTTCCCAGCGGATCCAAAGCTCATGGAGCGCAAGCTGACGGACTTGTTCGTTGAAACCAACACGCAGGTTAACCGGCTCACCGAAGGCACCGTTTCGGCGGTTCACAACGCAGGCACCGCAGCGCCGACAGCGGGCACGTTTGCAGTGGGCGACTTCATCCGCAACAGCGCGCCGGCTGAACTGGGTGCGGCAACAACGAAGTACGTCGTGATCGGTTTTGTATGCGTCACCGCAGGCACGCCGGGTACATGGGTTCAATGCAGGTGTCTGACAGGTAATTGATGGAACTCTGCCCCGTACCTTCCGAGCGTATTGACAAGGCTTGGAAGGATGGGGCGTCCCTTCTCTCCGAAGCCTGCGAGACATCAGGCGGCGAGATCACAGGCGATCAACTCAAGATGATCCTGTCGCGCGGTGAACGCACGTTGTTGTGCATGCGGGAAGGCGACAAAACGGTTGGCTGGGGCTGCGTCCGTGTGGATCAATTACCCAACCTGCGTGTTCTCCACGTCACTGACCTGGTTGCCCACAACGGCGGGTTTGAGCGGTTCTTTGAGGAACTGAAGGCAATGGCCGAACGCTTGGGATGTTCTCGGGTTCGCTGCTCATGCAAAGAAGCGCAGGCCCGTTTGTACCGAATGAAGTGCGGGTTCCGCCCCGTTTACACGACTGTAGAGGTAGAGGTATGACGTACATCTCACGCGAAAAGCTCTATTCCTTGGGCGAGCCATTCGGCAACGAATGCACTCGCAAAGAAGCAGGCCGGATCATCTACGGCAGTGGCGGCGGCGGCGGTGGGTCGTCAACAACGGTTCAGAGCATCGCACCGGAACTGAAGCCGCTCGCCACGGCCTACACCAGGAAGGCGATCAACCTTGGAAACCAAGGGTTCAAGGCATTTAACGCGCCGCGCTATTCCGGGCCGACAGGTGCGGAGCAAGTTGGGTTGGATCAGATCGCCAACCGCGCGATCAATGGAAGCCCGCTCATCAATCAAGGCAGCGCGGCTCTGAATCAGATGCTCAAGCCGGGGCAGTCCAACCCGTACCTTGACGACACCGTTCGACGTGCGCAATCCAGCGTTGTCGATCAGTTCAACAACATGTCAAAGCCGCAGACTGAATCTGCGATGGTTCGCAGCGGCAGCTTCGGCAACTCGGGCCTGCAACAGACGCTTCAAAACCAGCAAATCGCAGCGGGCAAGCAACTGGGTGACATCGCCAGCCAAATCTACGGGCAGGACTACGAAAACAGCCAAGGCCGCGCCCTGCAAGCCGCCCAGCTCGCACCGCAATATGCAAACAGTCAATACAACGACGCGCAGCAACTGCTGAACGCAGGTTCGTATGCGCGGAACTTCGACCAGCAAAACAGGGACTTCCAATACCAACAGTTCCAAGACTCGCAAGACCTTCCATACAAACAACTGGCAGCAATGTCCGGTGTGTTCGGCAGCAACCTGGGCGGCACGTCCACAACCAAAAGCAGCGGGGGTGGCAAATGAGCGGCGGCGGATTGACCCCAGTGTTTGGCGAAATCACTGGACCAGTCGGCGGTGTTGGCAATCAAGTCAACAACCCATACATCGGCACTGGGTTTGCCAACCCGTTGTTTCAGTCGGCACCCATGCCGAATCTGCAAGTGCCAGGCTTGAATCGCCAATCGAACAACCTTTTTTCTCCGACATCGCAAGTTCCTGACACGTCAGGCATGTTGGGCAATCAAGCGGCTGCTGATGCTTACAAGCAGTACGTAAAAGCAAATCCTGGAGGTAAGTGATGGCCGGACTATTTGGACTCGATTGGCTGACGCCTGAAATGCTCGCAGCGGCTGGGCTCACCGCAGCCACGGCAGGCGCAGCGACTCCAGCATTGGCAGCGGGGGCGGCAAATGATAGGCGTTGATATGCCTGTCGCGTCGCAGCAAAACACACCATCCGCCATGCGGGAACGCGCTGCAATCATGCGAATTCAGAACGAGTGCCAAGCCCTGCCGGACGGCCACCGCATGGACGAATCGCCGCCGCTGAGGCACTGGCTCGCACCGGGCATCTACGCCCGCGAGATTCATCTGCCCGCGAATTCCGTTGTGGTCGGCAAGATCCACAAGCACCGGCACCTGAACATCCTGTCGGCGGGCCGCGTGACGGTGATGACGGAATTCGGGATGGAGGAGTTGACCGCTCCGGCATCGTTTATTTCAGAGCGCGGCACCAAGCGAGTGGTCTACACGCACGAAGCCGCGATATGGACAACCATCCACCCAAACCCTGATGAAACCACCGACACGGCGGAGCTAGAGCGCATGTTCGTCACAGAAAGCTACGCCGAACTCGGCATGAAGGTGGCGGATTTGGAGGAGTTGAAATGAGCTATTGGATTGCTGGCGCGGCTGCCGTTGGCGCATTGATGGACCGCAAGCAGCCTTTGCGCGGTGCGGCTCTTGGCGCGGGGACTGCTTTGACGGGCGGCGCTGCTTTGGGGGCTGTCGGCGGCGGAGCCGCGGCGGGCGGTGCGGCAGCAGGCGGGGCCGCTACGGCTGGCAGTGCAGCAGGGGCGGGCGGACTGCTCGGCACTGGAACTGCTGCAACAGCAGGCACGACCGCAACGATCGGCGGTGCCAGCGCGGCCGCTCCGGTAGCCGCGTCTGGGGCAGCGCCTGTGGCGGCTGGAAGCACGGGCTCGTTCGGCACGCAGGCGATGGGCTACCTAGACAGCGCCAACAAGGTGCTGAAGCCTATCGGGCAAGCAGCCAACGCAGCGGGCGCAGTGCAAAGCATGTTCCCAGAATCGCAACCCGTCACGACGCCCGCACCACAGTTCGGCGGCGGCGCAGGCAGTCAAACATTCACCGGGCTTCTTCAAGACAGCATGAACACCGAACAGATGCGGGCGCAGGAAGAGATGCGCCGACGCGAAGCACAGCAAAAGCTGATCGGACTGATTGGGGGCATGTAATGGCGGGACTCCTAGACTTCATCAAGACACCAGAAGGTCAAGGGCTGCTGTCTGCGGCGTTTGGCGGGCTTGCAGGCGCACGCAGGGGCACACCGTTCAACAACCTGGGGCGGGCGGGTTTGGCGGGCTTGGGCGGGTATGTCGATGCCACTGATCGCATGACGCAGCAGGCGCAGATTGCCAAGCGCGATCAGATGTATGACCTGCAACTGAAGCAGGCGCAGCAGCAGATGGCGGACGCGGAAGCACGCAAGCTGCTCGCACAGCAAAGCGCGATGTCACCCGGTGCAATGGCGGTGTCTCAGAACGGCGGGCCGACGCTGGCCGCTGCACAGGCACTGCCAACGACACAGCCGGGGTTCGACTTCAACCGCTACGCGCAGGGATTGGCGGGGCTGGGCGATGTGCAGGGGGCAATGGCAATTCAGCAGGCCATGAAAAAGGACACCACGCCGATCAAACTTGCTGCGGGGGAGACGCTTGTTGAGCCCGGCACCTACAAACCTGTTTTCTCGGCTCCAAATAAACCCGCAGAGCAGCCGTCCGCTGTGCGTGAGTACGAATACGCCAAGTCTCAAGGCTACGGTGGCACGTTTGAACAGTTTCAACTTGCACAACGCAAAGCGGGGGCAACAAACATCGGCATGCCAAAGATTGAAGTGAAGATGGGCGAAAGCGTTGCTGGGCAAATTGGACCGATGGCGAAGGACTCGCGCACACAGGCGCAGGGCGCTGTCGGGATGTTTGATTCAGCCGACCGCATTCAGAAGGCTCTAGACAGTGGCAAGGTGAGCGCAGGCCCATTCACAACGCAAGTGCAAACCGTGAAGCAACTAGTGCAAAAAGTCGGCGGCGGCAACGATGAAGGCATCCGGCAAACCCGGCAAGTCATCAAGGGGCTGGCGCAGATGTCGGTTGAAGCCCGCAAACAACTGGCAGGCCAAGGCCAAATCACAGAGAGCGAAGCGGCTGCGGTTGCCAAAGCCGAATCAGGCGACATCAACGACCTGACAACAGGCGAGCTTCAAGACTTGGTGACGCTGACAAAGCGGGCCGCGCACTACCGCGCCAAAAACCATCAGTCCATTCTTGATTCAATGGGCGCAAGCGATGCCACCAAGGGCATGGTGCCGTTCTATCAAATTCAAAACATGGACAAGCTGTTGAAGTACACGCCACAACTGCCGCAGATTGGCGGCGGCTCTGCGGTTGACGCTGCGTTGCAGAAATACGGGAAGTAACGATGGCCTCGTTGCAGGAAGTCGAATCCGCGTTCATGCGGGCGCACGAAGCTGGCGACACTCAGGCGGCATCCGTGCTCGCGCAGGAAGTCAAGCGCATGCGCACCATGTCGGCGGGAGCATCGCCTGCGACGGCTGCTGATCGAATTGGCATGGGCATGGTTGACCCCATCCAAGGCGGCGCACAACTGCTCACGAAGATGCTGCCCGAGAGCGTTGTCCAGGCGGGTAACAGCTTGAACAACCTGATTGCTGACAAGACTGGATTGGTGGCCCGGCTTCCTGAAGGCGGGGTTGACCAGCAAACGAAAGAGCGTGAGCAGGCATATCAAGCGCAGCGGGCGGCAGCGGGGCAGTCTGGGTTTGACGGATTGCGCGTGCTTGGCAACGTCGCCAGCCCTGCAAACATCGCCATAGGCGGTGTCACGCCAGCGGCGGCAACGCTTGCAGGCCGCATGGGCATGGGTGCGGCTGGCGGCATGGCGGCAGGGGCATTGAACCCCGTTACTGAAGGTGACTTCGCATCGGAGAAACTGAAGCAGATCGGCGTCAGCGGCGCGGCAGGCTGGTTGACTCCGGCGCTTGTCGCTGGTGTCGGACGAGTCATCAGCCCCAAAGCATCCGTCAATCCAGACGTTCAACTGCTCCGCGATGCTGGCGTCAAGCCAACCATCGGCCAGACTCTCGGCGGGCGGGCGAACGCCTTGGAAGAGAAGCTGCAAAGCCTCCCCATCATGGGCGATGCGATTGCGAACGCTCGCGGAAGTGCGCTCCAGCAGTTCAATAACGCGGCGATCAATCGTGCCGTGGCACCTGTCGGCGGCAAGGTGGAGGGCGCAGGACAAAAGGCGGTTGCAGAAGCTGGCGACATGCTCGGCCAAGCCTATGACGACGCCATCGACAAGCTCAAGTTTGTTCGCTTCGACAACACGTTCAAAACCGACTTGCAGCAACTGAAAAGCATGTCTCGCGGGCTCACCCCGCCGATGCGCGACAAGTTCTCCGCTACCCTGAAAAACATCGTCGGCGGCAGGACAACCAACGGCGGCACCATGCTTGCCGAGACCGTCAAAAAGACGGACAGCGAGCTAGGACAGGCGGCGGCGAAGTTTGGCCGTTCATCGGTTGCCAGCGAGCAAGAGTACGCAGACGCGGTGAAGCAGTTGCAAGCCCTGTTGCGTGCTCAGGTGGCCCGGAGCAGTCCGGAAGCGTCCAAGGCGCTCAAGGCAGCAGACAAGGGGTATGCAAGTCTGGTCCGGGTTGAGGGCGCTGCAAAGGCTGCAAAGAACGCGGAAGGGGTGTTCACGCCAGCACAACTCAATACCGCCATTCAGACGGCAGACAACAGCGTTCGCAAGCGGGCTGTATCTCGTGGCACCGCTTTGATGCAAGACCTCGGCACGGCGGGGCAAAACGTGCTCGGCGGCAAGGTGCCGAACAGTGGGACGGCGGATCGGATGCTTATGGGGGGTGGTGCGCTGGGGGCGGGGCTTCTACACCCGGCCATCCCGGGCGGCTTGCTGGCTGGCGCTGCGGCTTACACCCCGTGGGGGCAGGCGCTACTCAGGAACGCTTTTGCGAGTCGCCCATCTGCGGCCAAGCCGGTAGCAGAACTGCTGAACCGGACCTCTCCCATGCTTGGCTCTACTGGCGGCTTGCTTGGTCTCAATGTAATTGAATAGAAGACCCCAAAAGGCCGCGCCCGCACCGCTGGCGACTGCCGTCAATAGTTGATCGTTGCTCATGACAGATGGCCCGCCACAGAGCGGGCTTTTTTGCGTCCGACGAAGGATAACAAATGCCCGTACCTACAACATTCGCCGACCTGAGCACCACGCCGGGATCGAACAGCCCCGCAGGCTCGGAAAACGTGTTTCCAAGTCTTGACGACTACATCCGGTTCATCAACGCTGCCTTGGCCTCGATCAAGGCCAATACCGCCACAAACGGTTGGGTGTCCCCGTACATCGCGGGCACGGGTTCGTGGGCCATCCCCGGCACCATCGGCAGCACGACTCCGAACACGGGGGCGTTTACCACGCTGTCGTCTAGCGGGCTGACTACCGCCAATTCGCTGGCCGTCACGAACGCCAGCACATTCTCCGGCGCGCTGCGGGTTATCGGGGCGTCTGCGCTCGGGTATGGCGCGGGGGCGGGCGGCACAGTTACTCAGGCCACCGACAAGGCAACGCCTGTCACGCTCAATAAGCCAACCGGCCAAATCACTATGAACGCGGCGGCTTTGGCGGCTGGAGCCACCGTGACATTCCAAGTCAACAACTCGCTAATCACAACCGCAGACACAGTTTTGTTGACTTGCCCGTTTTTCACGGTAGGCCCAAACAATTACCGAGTGGAGGTCTCGTTTTCCTCTAACGGCTCTTTCAACATTCGAGTGACAAACATTAGCGTGGGCAGTCTTTCCGAAGCGCTCGTTATCAATTTTGCGCTCATCAAGGGGGCCACAGCATGATCGTAAGCAAAGTGATTCGCTACCAAGACACCAACAGCGTTGAAGTGACGTGGGTTGAGAACGGCGCGCCGGTTCGCTGCCAGTCATACGCCGATGTGCAGATGGATCAATTGGTGGCCGACCTTGGGGCCGGTGCTGCGGCGTATGCGGCACTGATTGCCACTGTCAGGGCGGCAATTGTTCCTGTGCCACCGGCTCCGCCATACGTCCCGTACACCGTAACCCCCTTCCAAGCCAAGGCCGCAATCTACGCAGCCGGTTTGCTGCCTGCCGTAGAAGCAGCCATCGCCGCTGCGCCGAAGGTTGCTCAACTCGCATGGAGTGACGCCACCGAGTTCACTCGCGACTCCCCAACCATCGCAGCCCTGTCAGCACAACTCGGCCTGACATCGGAGCAGGTTGACGATCTGTTCATCGCTGCCGCTGCCATCGAGGCGTGACCATGCGCCGCGCCATCCACGCCTTCCTCAACTTCCTCGGGGTACTGGCGTGGCTCGTTGCCTATGCGGCCATGCAGATCGTGTTTTGGCTGTCCTTGCTCGGCGACAAGGTGCTTCCCAATGCGCGGATCGGCAACTGCTGGACGTTCGTCTGCCCGCGTCTGATGAAGTTCGGCGGGTACATGGTGGTTCGATCAGTGCGGCGCGGGCGGTTTTTCGGGGTCGGACTGATCCCGCACGTTTCGTGGTTGCAGTCGATCACGGCTGACTCGGTGCTGCTGCAAACCGAACCCATTGACCGCTACGAAGGTCGGTGGAAATTCTGGCGGTTCTTCTACTTCAACTTCCGCATCAAAAGCTCCGAAACCGGCCGCCCTGGCCCATGGCGCAACCTCAAAGACTGACATGACCCCGACTCCCATCAAGCCGGAACCTTGGCACATCAAGCGCGAAATTCAGATCGGCCACCTCATCACAACGATGTCCGTTGCCTTCTCCGTCATTTGGTACGCGGGCAAGTTGGAGCAGCGGATCGCGTTGGTTGAGCAGTCCATCGTCATGCAGCGCGAGCGCGATATGTCGCAGGACAACCAGGCGTCCATGTCGTATCAGCAGATGCGGCAGCAGCTTGATCGGATTGACTCGAAGCTGGACAGATTGATTGAAGCGAAAGGCATACGGCCATGAACCTGCGCACTCTCGGTGGCACGAAGTTCCTCCTGTCGGTCGGCTCCGGGCTGGCGACGACGATTCTTCAATGGGCAGGCAAGCTAGACGCGGCGGGCTCTACCTACGCGCTGGTGATCGTCGGCACCGTGGGCGCGTACATCGCAGGCAACGTGACGCAGACCATCAAAGGCCCACCGGAGACTGCGAAATGATTACCGTCGCCACGCTGGTGCAGTGCGGGGTGGCCCCGACTCAGGCGCGGTTGTATGCGCAGCCGCTAGAGGCAGCGGCGGCACGATTCGGCATCACGACGAAGGCGCGTGTTGCGGCATTCCTCGCCCAGCTTCACCACGAATCGCAAGCCTTCACGCGCACCGAAGAGAACCTCTACTACACCACGCCGGAACGAATCCGCGCCATGTGGCCCACTCGCGTGCCTACGCTGGCCGATGCTGCGAAGCTGTGCCGTAACCCGCGAGCGTTAGCAACGGCGGTGTATTCAAACCGGCTTGGCAACGGCGATCCAGACTCAGGCGATGCCTATAGGTTCATTGGCCGTGGGCTGATTCAGCTAACCGGACGCAGCAACTACCACGTCGCGTCCGATGCGCTCGGTGCCGACTACGTGCGCGATCCTGACGCTGTTGCCGCACCCGAAGGCGCATGTCTGACAGCGGCATGGTTTTGGGCATCGATCCACGGCAACGAACTGGCCGACGCAAGCCTGATCGACACGCTGACGAAGCGCATCAACGGGCCAGCGATGGCCGGGGCGGACGCCAGGCGCTCACGGTACGACGACAACTTGAGGGCGCTCGCATGATGCGCATCCTTGCCTTCTTCACCGGCGGCTGGATCGGCCCGTTGTTAATCTCTGGCGGTCTTGTTGTAACGCTGTGGGCTGGCTATGCCTACATCACGCATTCGGCACGCTCTGAAGGCCGCGCAGAGGTTCAGGCGCTATGGGACGCCGACACCCAGTCACGCGCATTGTTGGCAGCAGCGGCGGCAGAGGAAAAGCGCATCAAGGAGAAGCAGCATGAAATGGACATCGCATCAGAGCGCAAGCAACGCGAAGCGGACGGCGTGGTTGTTGGTCTTGTGCTTGCTGATACTCGTCGTCAGCTTGAGCGGCTGCGCAGCACCACGGCCACCGTCTCCGCCAGTGCTGTTCAAACCGGCGAAGATCATGACGGCAGACCCGGCGCTGATGATCCCGCCGAAGCCCTCGGGGCAGTATTTGCAGAGTGTTCAGGAGAGCTTGTCGAGATGGCAGAGCAGACTGAGCAACTCGGGGTCAGGCTGCGAGGATTGCAAGCCTGGGCAGGGTCAGCCCTGAGTGTCTGCGGGGAGCCGTCAAGTAATCCTTGACAGTTCTATGCGGACTGCGCGATTTTGTGCGCTCCGGGCTTCTTCAGTTCAACATGAAACGCCTCGACCAGCCGAAGTGGGTTATCGCCCGGTCGAGCCCATAGCTTTACGCCGTTGAACCCCGCTTCGCAACGCACGCCAACGCGGTCTGCAAGTTGGCACAACTCAACGGCCACGTCCTTGATGTCGCTGCCAGCGAATGGCTCGACTTGCAGCACAAAGGTTTTCAGCATTTCCATCACTCCCCCCTAGCACGGATAGCGGCGGCGCACCCTTCGGCTTCATCGCTCGCATGCTCTGATCTAGGCATCCCACGCACGCCTAACGGCCCATCCTTGTAATCGTGCCAGTGGTCGGCGCTTCGGGTGTCGCACAGCGCAGCACACGCAGCCCGTTCCGCCAGTACCGCAGCTTGGGCGTACTCAGTGATCCACGCAATTTCCAAGTCGCTCCAGATCATCGTTGGTGAGCAGGGGTGATCGCCGATCTTGATGGGTGGCAGCGTCATGGGCGTCCTTTTAGTGGGCCGATGCGGGAGCGGTTTCAGGTCGTTCCTCGATCGCGAATAGCCCAGCCGATCTGATTCCCGGCATCCTGCCAGCCGTCCAGATAGGTGTCCTCGTAGGGCTTGTATGGCGGCGTCTTGTTTGCCGCGTGGGCCATTGCGATTTCCATGCAGGCGAAGCGTTCCGCCTCCATTGCCGCCCGTAGCTGGTCGGCGGTGTAGAACGGCTGCTTCCTGACTGCTCCGCCTTTCAGCATCGGCAGATCGACGGACAGCAGGATTGCTGGCTCTGGCAAGGAAATCGGCTCCATCGTCATTCCTTCGTTCACCTCACTGGTTTCAATTTGTCGCCACTGCGATAGTGCCGCTGCGTCACGCTCTGCGATGAGTGCTGCAACAGCGTCGAAGCCTCGGCCAGTCGGGCGTAGTCTTTTGGCCTGCTCATATCAGCCCTTGAAGTGTTCGGGATCAAGCGGGCCACCGGGCGCGTACATGGCCTCTAGTTGGCTGTCCCACAGCACAAGCGTGCGCGTTCCATCGTGCATTCCAAACGATTCTTGGCAGCGGTCGCACCGGAGTTTTCGCGCGCCTGGATTCATCACGCGAACCACGCGGTAGTCATGACCGAACAGCCAGCACATCAGCCGTGCGGCGTAGTGGCGGGGGCGGCTCATGTCACTTTTCAGCGAACGCAATCACATCGGCTGGCACGCTGCGCTTGGATTGGTTCGTGACTTGAAGCTGAACCTTGACGGTGCGCAGAATCTCGCGTGCCTGTGCTGCGATGGCATCGCCTTGTCCCGGCTGAACAGTGCCGGTTTTCAGGTCGTTTAACGTCTCCCAAAGCGCGGCTTTGAGGTTGCTGGCGTTCAGGTCTTTACGGTCGGTGGTCGTGGTCATAGTGCTCTCCTGCGCATCTGCGCTTTGTTCAGGGTTCCGTTCATGATTCGACGTTCGTAGGGCGTGGCCTGCGAGTCAATCTCTCGTTCAACGTCCTGCAAAAGCAGGGCGGCATCGGCAAATTCGCCGAAGACTTTGCGGGCTCGGTGACGCCGGTCGTAATCCGATTTCCACTCCCGGTATTCAGGGCGGCGGCAATACTCAACGTGCTGTGGCATTCGAGATTTGCGGGCTACACGCTCTTTCTCGCGGTCGCGAGTTCGCCGGTAGTGATCGGCCTTCTGCGCTTTTCGCTTCTCGGCATGGCGCGCTCGGTACTTCCGGTCATATGCTGATTTCGCGGCCTTGCGTTCAGCCTCGGTTGGCGGATTTGCAAGTCGGCGCGCCATCCCGGCACAAGCCCTGCCGCAGTACAGCGGAGCGCCAATGGACGCAGCGCGATTGATGCGACCTGTTGCCGCCTGAAACGACTGCTGGCACTGCGGGCACTGTGCGATCCGGCTCACGGTGTCACCGCCTTCCCGCCTTCCAAACTACCCCGCAGATCGCGCACCCACTTTGTCCGGTCGGCGGCTCGTTGGCATTCCTCGGCATGTGCTGCTTCGTGATAACCGATGTCGCGGTTCAATCTGGCTGACTCGCTTGCGGCCCACTCGCCGCCAGTTAGGCGCGGCGTAGGCTTTGTGCCGTACTCGCCACCACAGTCGAACTTGATGCTTTGCTGGATCTGATCGCGCATAAAATCTTGAAGCCCGGCGTGGTCGCCTGTTGGCGGACTCCAAGCGTCTACCTGTGCCAGCATGACCTCGTAGGCTTCGCGGGTCTTCCGCCGCTCGTCCAACATTTGCATCCGCGCAGTCTCGGCGTCGTCCCATGCTTTGTTGGCGCACTGGTTACGCTGCGCAGGTGTCAACGTCAGCAGGTGGGCCAGTTCCTCGCGGGCTTTCTGAGCAGCCTTCGAGTGGTAGTCGCTGGGCGTGAATTCATCGGGTATCTGATCGCCACCGGCTGGCTCGTCGCGCAGCAGCACACACGCACCAAACGCACGGGCGCAGTTCAGGGCAAAGGTCTTGAAGCTGATGCCGTCCTTGATGTCGGCGGTGTATCCAGTTGGCATGTCACTCTCCTGATTGGTTGTCGTGTGGCTCAGCCGCCTTCCCGGACTGCATGGCGGCGTTGCGTTTCAATGCGTTTTGACGGCGCGCGGCGGGGTTTCTTTTGTAGCCCCTTCCGTTCCTCCCCTTCGCGTGCATGTCGCGCATGTTGTCCTGATGCGTGCCAATGAATAGATGCGCTGGGTTGCAGCATGATCGGTTGTCGCAGCGGTGCAAAACGTGCATCTGCTCAGGAATAGGGCCGACGAAGATTTCGTAGGCATACCTGTGTGCCGATGTGAACCTAAATCGGTCGCGGCTCCCCATCTGAATCTTCATGCGCCCATAGCCTCCGCGATCTTTCTGAAGCATCCACTCCCAGCATCCAGACTCGGCAATCGTTGTTGCTCGCTGGATGCGAACCTCCGGGTTCATTGGTTTTGTCGGCATTCGATCAACTCCTTATTTAGGCGCTCCGCATCTGCCCGCAGCGCCTCAAGTTCGCGGGCCTGCTTTGCGATGGTTGCGGCCTGGGCGGTCAGGGCGTCGGCGGCGTCACTCACCAAGCATCTTTCTTCGGCGTCATCCAGCCACGCCCCGCGCAGCCTTGCAATCAGGTCGGTGCTACTCATTGCGCGGCCCTCCGATGCCCGGATAACATTCTTCGCAGCACGGCCCACAAAGCGGGCCTAGATCGGTGCCGTTCGGATCAGCCGATGGCAGGTAGATCGCGTCCTCTTCGCACCGCCCGGTGGGTTCGTCGCACACGCAGCATCGCTGCAATGGAAGCTGCTTACTCATTGCGCGGCCCTCCGATCCAAGTCACATCAAGATCAATGTTCTCGACGCCGGGACATGTTCCAAGAAGCTCGCGGCCAGTGAAACCGATGCTTCCTTCAAACACATGCGCGCCGTAGTTCGCGGTGCTGGTTATCACGCCGTCGCTGTTGATGCCGAGAAGGTTCACAGCGCGCTCGCTAAGCCCCACGACGATCCAGTAGTGCGTCTTTCCACCACCTTTGCAGCGGTAGACGTTGCCGATCCGCAGCGAAGTGTCGAACTCCGGGGCCGGCGCTGGCTTCGGTAGGTTGAATCTCATTGCGCGGCCCCCTTTAACAATCTAGCAATATCAGAGGCCGATTCCTGTACCTCAATAGTCCGACCATCAAACGTGCGAACGTAGGCGCGAATGCCATGCCACTGAGACGATGCCCCGGCCTCTAGAACCTCGGCAATTGCCGACGGGGCAAGAAACACTTTTTGTCCGTAGGTGTTGTTCAGTTCAATCATTGCTTCTCTCCCCGATCTGCGGCGATGACGGCGCGGGCGAAGGCTCGGTGTGCCTTGAATATCACGCCGGGGTGAGTGCCCCATTGCTCGGCGATGATCTTGTCGAGGTCTGAGTCCATCAGCGGCGTGCGGGGTGGGGCTGCACGGTTCAGCCCCTGCGCATAACCCTGCTGCCATGCTGCCGTTTTTTCCATGTCGATGCGATGCAGCCACCACTGTTCGGTGTGCGCCACCGGCTCAGGCTCCACTGCTGGCGCAACAGCTTCAGCCCGTCCACGATCAATCAACGCCTGAGCTTCAGACGAAATAGCAGGGTCTAGGGTCATTTCACATTCTTGGCGTATCAGGTCGGACAGCGCCTTTCTCGGGTTGGTTTCATGTTCCTTTCGATACGCCCAATTAACCACAAGTCGATCAATCACGGCTTCTTTCCACGGGTTTGACTCCACCACCGTGGGCGCTGCCTCGCGCAATGGCGATCCAGTCGCGCCACCGTCGGCACAAAAGCGCAGGATCGTCGCGGCCCAATCTTCTTTGCGATGGCGTGCCGCGTACAAGCGGCAGTTCTCAAGCGCCTGAAGTTCGGCGGTGTGCCTCTGGAAGCGATCCCATGCCTTGCCCGCCATCTGGTCGAGTGTTGCGTCCGTGGGCGCTGCCTGTAACGGCTCTTCAATCGTGTACTGGCGGCAGTGCTTGCACCATCCGGGCGCGGGTTCCGTGGGCGCTGCTGGCTCTGGCTGAGACATGGCGGCTTTCTCGCGAGAGCATTCTTTACAAACGACTGGGCCACCGCATCTAGCCCTGACCCCATCAGGACGCGGCCTCACATGCCCGTGTCCGGTGTTCTTGTTCGATGGCTCTGGCTGCGCGGGTGCGCGGCGGCGATTCAGCACTTCATCCGGCACGCGCTTGCACAGTGCGTAGCCGTTTTCCCAAAGCCATTCAAGCATCAACTTGTCGTCGGACGGGTTGCCGAAGGATCGGTTGTGCATGGACTGATGCAGGGCCAGCCGCGAGTCGTCGCGGTTCAGAGGCTTCCATCGCGTCAGCACGGGTTCGCCCATGAAAGTGTCTGGCGTTGGCGCTGCTGGCTCTGGCTGCGCGGGTGCGTCACACGGCAACAAGGTTGCATTGGCTGGCCCGCACAGCGCGTAGCAAAGGTTCTGCACCAGTGCGTCGGGGTCGAAGTCCTGTTCTTGCCCACACATCGTGGCACCCCGAACGGCATAGCGGCCCGCTGCGATCACGGCGTCTAGCTGGGCGTTGGTCAAGATCGGGAGCGGCGTTTCTGCAAAGTCGTCGCGCACGTTGTCCCACTCACCACGCGGCGCGTACAGCCAATGATCCTTCGGCAGCGGCCATGAGGCTGTAGCGAACGCGCTGCCGTCTGGCAACACGGTTATGCCATCTGTGGGTTTCAGTTCTTCACTCATGTCTGCTCCTGTGGTGATGGGGCGGCTGGCAAGGGCATCCAGTGCGTTGGCTTAGGCGACATGCCGCCACCCCAATCAATCCACCCTTCATAGCCTTCGTCTTCGTCTTGATCGATGTAGCGGCCATCGATGTCTCGGCGCTCACGAATTCCACCTTCGTGAAACAGCCAATGCCCCTCTGCAACGTCAACACCATTCGACAAAAGAATTTCGGTGCCATCCTTCGGCGCTGTCTCAATCGCTTGCCACCCGGCTGGCATGGATAGGGCGGCGCGCAACGCATCGATGTACTCGCCCGTGTGCGGAACGTCCTTCCACAGCGGCGTGTCCCAGCGGTCAACAAGTGCCTGTGCGGCTTGTTGTAGTGGCGTCATGGCTGGCCTTTCACAGTTCGTAGAGTGCGACATCGCCATCCTTCCGCTCGTGCCCACATTGCTCCCAAAGTCGGTAAGACATCCCGCTCGGGACTTCGGCAAACCATCCGGCGAAACGCATGCCGTTTAGGTTTAGCAGCGCATCCCTCTCAGCCACAAGCCGATCAACCGCAAGCCGCAGCGCCTGCTGTTTCTGCGCTGAGTCGATCACGTTGTCTGCATTGGCGTAGTCGTTGGCGAGCGACATGATGTCGGCTGTCGTTTTCATGCTGCTGCTCCGATGTCTGCAAACGTCATCCGACGCCACACTTCCCGCGTCTTGCGAACGTCATCAGCGCAGTAGTCGGCAATCTCTTTGAACCGCCCAGCCTGCGCCATCGGCCAAACATCAGCACCGCTGATAGCGCCCTTCCCATCAATGCCGAAGGCGCGGCACAGCTTGTCGAGGCTGATCGTTTTTCCGACGCCAGCGAACTGCACCATCGTGTCAAAGATGGCTTCGTCCCAAGGCTTCGCATCGAACGGGATCGACAGTGGCGGGCGGATGCCGAGCACCATTGCCCGCTGCTTCAGAAACCGCAGATCAAAGGCCGAGACGTTGTGCCCAATGACGCACGCCTTCCGAAAGCCAACGGGCATGTCGAGGAAGAACTCAAGGATCGTGTCGTGCTCGCCCGCGCCCGTCAGGCTGGTGGAATAGGCGGTGCGGATTGGACCATCGTTCCAAGCCCAGCCGATGCACAGCACTTGTCCAAAAGCCCCGTCGAGTCCGGTTGCGTGAATCTTCTCGGCCAGCTTCGCGTCAAACTCTGCTTTGATGCTCCCGCGCTTTTGGCAGACGAACTCCGTGATCTTTTCTTCGTCTTTGTAGTTGGCCGGGGCCTTCACTTCGCTCAACGCAGCGGCCAGATCGTCACGCAACGATTCTTCAATGTGCGCAAGGATGTCCGGCCGCTGGGCGGGGACAGTTTCGATATCCAGAGTGAGTCTGTCCACAGCCAACTCCTAGAACGGCTCATCAACCGTTGCTTCGTCTGGAATGTCCTGAAACGCATGCGATGCGCTCTCAGTGATATTCCGGCGCGTGCCCTTCGTTTTCCACTCCATGCTGGCTTGGATCGTCTCGCGCAGCTTGTCGTAGAAGGTGGCGTACACCTTCATGTCAGGCGCGTCAATGTCGAACAACACAACATCGTGAACACCCTTCGGCTTCGCGTTCTTCAGTGCAGCCGGAAGCGGCGTCAGGTTCGCGACATTGCTGTACGTCTTGCCGTTCGTCTCGCTGGTGGTGACGTTCACCATGCAGTAAGCCCCGGCCAGTTTCGACACATCGAACTGCGCCAGTTCTTCGGGGGTGAAGTCACGGCCCCGCCAAGCCGCCAGATCGGCCCGCAGACGCGATTTATCGGACAGGCTGACCGTGTACCGCTTGCTGATCGTCAGCGGCATTTCACGGCCGTCTATTTCGATGGTGAGCGGGGCACCTTGTTCGTCCTCGCCAAACAGTTCCCACTTCAAAATCATCTTGTGCTGAAACTTCTTGTCGCCTTGCCACTCGACTTCTTGAGTGCCGAGGTCGATGACGCCGATGCAGCGTCCGATGTGAACGCCTGCCGGGACTCGCTTGAAGTCGCCGCCGCCTGTGTCTTTTGCAATGAAGCCCATTTGATATTTCCTTTTTCAATGCTGCCGTTGCGGGTGGCAGTTGACCCATCTTCAAAGTAGTCGGCACCCGGCTCGTCATCGCCGTGGTGCATCGGATTGCTGCGGCTCATTTCCACCGCGCCCGGCCCAGCCGCTGCGCCAAAACGGTGATGTGCGCCTCATACGCTTCAATGCGCTGGGACAGCCGATCCGCGTGCGCATAGGCCGCAACGCGGTCTTGCCGGATGTGCAGCACGTCGCGCTCGGCATGCTTGATGCGCCATGCCAGATACTTGACTTCGGCCCATGCGAACAGCTTCCAAAGGAGCGGGCGGCGCGTCGGTGTGTAGGTCATCATTTCGTGTTCCTCGTCAGTGAATCGAGCAAGTCGGCACCACAGCACGCCAGCGCACAGGCTTAGTAGCAGGTACGCCAGCGCGTAGGTCATGGCAAATACCCAAACACAAGCGCAGCGATCACGCCAACCACGCCTACCGCGCTCATGGCGTAGCTCAC